GCTAGGAATGGCACTAAAATAGATGCATCTAGGGTTACAGTGGTATTAGACAACACAGACAAAAATGTAGCGTTAACATGGGTACATACCGCAGCAACTAATGATTATTTTGAAATATTTGTAGCAAACGATACAACGACAGACGATTTAGTAGTAACCAACGCTGTTTTTAAATCAAGTTAAGGTGCATTGTGGCTATAACTCAACTACCTATAGCAAATGGTTTTTATGTAAGTGACTCGTTGCCTATCTCAGCGCAAGAGTGTACTAACTTCTACCCTAATATTGTGCAAGCACCAGCTTTAAATCAAGAAACTTTAATCGGTACGGCTGGTTTAACACAAGTCGCAACTACAGCAACGCCATTAGATACACAGCTAAATCGTGGCGCACACGAAATGAACGGTATACCTTATTTTGTTAATGGCACTAATTTATACAAATTAACAGAATCATCAGGTACATATTCCACTACAAATCTAGGGACTATTGCGGGTACAAGCCGAGTTTCTATGGCAGATAACGGCACACAGTTAATGGTTTTAGTGCCTAGTGGTAATGGATACATTTATAATCACGTTACAGATACGTTTGCACAAATAACGGATAGCGATTTTACTGCGAACGGTAACCCACAGCAGGTAGTTTTTATAGATGGGTATTTTTGTTTAACAACGGACACTAAAAAATTCATCGTTAGTTCGTTAAATGACGGATTAAATTATAATGCACTCGATTTTGGTACAGCCGAATCCGACCCTGATGAAATAGTTGCACCAGTAGTATTTAAAAATCAATTATTTATAGCGGGTAGTCAAACAATAGAGGCGTTTCAGAATATTGGTGGCGCTGATTTTCCATTTCAGCGTACAGGGTTATTTTTTAGTAAAGGTATTGCAGCACCATTTAGTGTAAAGCAAATAGGCGATACGTTTATATTTATAGGCGCAGGTGAAAATGAATCACCAGCAATATGGGCTTTAAATGGTAATCAATTAACTAAAGTAAGCACAACAGCTATAGATAACCTATTAAATAATTTAACAGAAACACAAGTACAAGCAATTTATTCGTGGTCGTATGCACAAAAAGGTGCTTATTTTATCGGCTTTGCACTACCTTCTTCTACATTAGTTTACGATACCATTACACAAAGATGGCATGAGCGTAAATCGACAATTTCAGGTGTTGTAGGAGCGTATCGTGTTAATGCGATGGTGCAGGCATACAATCAAGTATTTTGCGGTGACATAGAAGATGGAAAAATAGGCAAACTTGACCCTGATGTTTACACAGAATATGGCAATACAATACAAAGGCGATTAGTTACACAGCCTTTTCAAAATAATATGCAAAGTTTTTATGTACCGTATTTAGAATTAACGACAGAATCAGGTGTAGGGCTACAAAATGAACCAGAGCCGTTAATCGGTATGGAGCGTAGTCAAGACGGTATGAGCTGGAGTCATATGCGATATAGAACATTAGGAAAAATTGGTGAACGCAATGCGAGAGCAATATGGCGCAGAAATGGTAGAGCAAGTCGTTATGAAATGTATCGTTTTACATTAACAGACCCTGTTAAGCCTATATTGATACAACTTACAGCTAACATTATTGGCGGTACGCAATGAGCTATAAACTAAATGTAGCGCAGCCTGTAGTTGAGGAAGATGGCACAATGGCTAGTGCATTTAGACAGTTTACGCAAGAAGCAGCATTAAGTATTCCAATAACAGGAACAGGTACACCTGAAGGTAATATTGAAGCACGACAGTTTAGTTTGTATTTAGATACCTCAGGAGGTGCTGGAAGTATACAGTATCGAAAAATGACAGCAGAAATAGGCGGTGACAGAAAAAAAGGATGGGTAGCAGTTTGATATACGAAACACAAAATGTAGAGGTAATTAAATCGTTTGTCACGCCAGAGATATTTGAAGAAATAGCAGAAGATGGACATAAGTACGAGGAGTTTGAACCAAATTTTAGGCTAGGGTATTTAGTACAAAAAATGGAAGATTTTGAAGGGCTTTGGATATTAGAAAGAAGAAATGGCGTTACCTATTGTGTACATCCAGCAATACCAAAACAATATAGAGGGCGTAAGGCTTACAAAGCTGCAAAAGAGTTTTATTGTTATTTAGTAGAAAATATAGATTTTGAAAAATTAATAGCCGAAACACCTGTTATATATAAAAATGTTAAATTATTTGCATTACAAAATGGTTTACAAGTGGAAGGCAAATTAAAACAGTCGTATAAAAAATATGGTCAATTACACGACCAATGGATATTAGGTATAACGAAACCACAGATTGAGGCAATATTATGAGCGGATTTTTTTCAGATAAAAGTGCACAAAAAGCAGCATTAAGACAAACAGAAAAAGGTTTGCGAGCGTCTACTTTTGAAGGAATGAGAGGCAGAGAAGATATAGCGCAATCTTTGCCAAGCGAAATAGATGCAAACACAACAGGGGTTAATAGAGCTTTACAAATTGGAGCGCAAACAACACCAGAGGAATTTAGGACATTTAATGAAGGTAATATAAATGCGCAGCAAACCATTATAGATGGTGGAAATGCAGCTGTTGCTGCTCTTAGAGGACAAGCATTTGATAAACCAATAGCACCTACACAAATGACTTATGACACAAGTTTTGCACAGCAACAATTACCTAGTTCAATTACTAACCCTGATTATTTAAATTCGTTAAAAGCAGTCGACCCAATTAATCCATTTTTAGATGAATTTTATACAACAGAAATGACGCGCAGACGTAACGAAGAAAAAAGGAGATATTAATGGACCCCATACAGCAAGCACAGCTATTAGCCGCGCAAGGGCAAACTATACCAGCTGATTTGCAAAGACAGGTATTTCAGCAGGCAGCGGCTAATAATATGTCATCTGCACAACTAGAACAGTTGTTTAATATGCCAGCGGGTACAGCGGCGCAAGCTGCACAGCAATTAGGTATCGCTAATCAAATACCACAACAATTAGGTGGGATTGCAAGAGATAATTTAGGTAACGATTTAAACAGTGGCGCAGCAGAAGCAGCACAGGCTGGCATGGATGCATTTGCAGCACAAGGTGCATCTACGCCAACAGTACAGCCACCAAGCACGACACAATATACGCAAGCGCAAGTAGATAGTGTGGTTAATGCTTTAAATTCAGGACAAACAACACCAGAGCAAGTAGCAAAAGAATTTGGTGTTACAGCAGATGAAGTCAGGGCAAATTTAGCTCAAATAAATGTAAATGCATTACCGTCTATAGAAAACTATACCGCGCAAGACGAGGCTACAGTTGTTAATGCAATAAATAATGGTTTGGTTACACCGCAACAAGCTGCTGATAATTATGGCGTTTCTGTAGATGAAATTAATAGAAATGTAAAAAACGCTAATCTTGCTAGTACATTAAGTTTGCCACAAGCAGACGGTGACTATACACAGGATGAAATAAATCAAGTTACTAAGTTATTACAAGATGGCAAATTAAGCACTGCTGATGCTTCAACATTTTATAATGTACCAGAAGCAGAAATACAAAATAATTTAGCTGCTTTAACTCCAACAGTTACAAATGCTGCAGGCGGTGCAGTTGGCGGTGCAGTTGGCGGTGCTGCGGGTGGTGCTGCGGGTGGTGCATTAGGCGGTGCTACAGGTGGTGCAGCTGGTGCAAATGCAGCTACTACAACAATTACAAATGGCTTAGGTGGAGCTGCGAGTGGTGCTGCTGGCGGCGCAGTAGGTGGTGTTGCGGGTGGTGGCGGTAGCGAAGGCGCTACAGTTGGGGCTGGCGGTGGGTTACCCGATAAAAGTGCGTCAGGCACATATAGTGTAGAAGATACGATGCAAGTTGCTAATGCTATAAATTCCGGTCAATTAACTTTACAACAAGCATCTGATATATATGGCGTACCAGTTGCTGAGATAGAAGCCAATTTAAAAACCATAAATGCTAATAACCCACAAGCAACAGGTCTTGATGTTGGTGATATGGCTAATCAGGCAGGTGGATTCAACTCTACAGGAATGGCATCTGGTTTAGCAGGTTCAGAAAATATACAAGCATCGGGGTTAAGTAATGCACTACAAGCTACACAACGAGGCACTAATGTAGGCAGTAACCTAATAGGTTTAGGTGCTACAGATGCGGCTAGTGTTATTGGCAAACAATACTTTCAAAATCAGGGAATGTTTGACCCTTACAGAGT